TAAGCCGCCTCCTATGTGTTCGTACTTGGTAGGCGTGCAGAACAAAGTGCCCAAAGCAGATCCAAATCTCATGCTGCCCCACACAAAGAAGTCGCAGTGCGGTCTCAACATCTCCAGAGTAGATTTATCTCCGTTCAGGGGACAATCCCCTTCTGGCTCATGCCAAGCTCCTTGGAAAATATCCCCACAGAATATCACATTAGTGATTGATGGCTTCAGCAAACACATGAGTTCTAGATATCCTGGTGGGTATTTGTTCTCATCCATCACGAGTAAGGAAGCAGACGCAGTAGTAGCCAAAGCGAGCTCTAGTGTGAGACACATTGATTTCGGACTAGGGCGACCATTTTTAGTCTTCTCGGTCATGCCGATCTTCGTAGCCCAGTCTTCCCTGAGTACCTTATTAGCTATAGCCACCTGGAAAGCTCCTATATGATGCAAAAATGCCTGGCGCAGCTTGTCAGCTAATGGCTTCGACTTTGAACAGCCGGGGTCTCCGATGATAACTGCTATTTCAATGCGCCTGGCCTTCATCTTGTCGGATTTCAACATTGCTGTCAGGAACCTGTCCCAGCCCTCTAGTTCATCCCTGTTTACTGGGTTGTCCATTAAAGTACCTACTGATCGAGTTCTCAGACATCTTAAGAACTTTTCAGCGCGTGCTGGCGAGGGTGTGAAAGGTTTCCACCTTACTAGCGCTAATTCCGAGACTTCTCGAATTGCATTTGCACCGGCCTTTGATGATCTACTTTCGAAGGTGGGTCTATATGACACTCGAATCGGCATTACTCTAGCAATATCAATATCCCAATGATTGTCACGCAGATCAATGTGGTAAGGTTTTCCTACTCTCACTCCAGCTTCTCTAGCCGCCCTTCGATCTTCATGAACTACCATCAGCAAGTTGAAGTGCACTGCTAAAACGTCAAGCGACTTGTACGTTAAGCCGACGTCTATGTTGGCTTCGTCAGCCAAAGGCATTATGGTGCACAAAGCCATCCAAACTGATGCAGGTTCAATTGTTTTCCTGTGAAGAACGGTCAACAATTTGGCTAAAGCAACAGGCAAGCAGTCCTCGTCTGGGTAATCTCTCGGAGCGCTCCGCAGGGGCCATGCCGGAACGAGATTGACTCGAAGCCCGGCTGAGTGAGAGTACCTGTCGTCCCACCAACCCGATGGAGTCGACGTTGTAGTGTGCATCATGGTGGTGATTTCACCTTCCAATCTTCCACTCAAGTCCTTTTGGTCTACTCCCTCACGGGGAACTGGTGCAGCCACACCATCTGGTATCACAGGTAAGACTGATGGATACTTCCATTGAGTCATCCCTAGAGGGACCTCAGGCTTAGTGTGTGACGTTAGGAAGCTTTCCAATTCCCCTCGATACTCTTCAACAGGCTCAGGAAGATCAGGCAAGTCCTCTGGCTCCTCTGGGATGCTCTCAGATTCACTACTTGAGGAAATTTCGTAATCATCGTCTGTGCATGGTGGGAATAGATCAGCTATTCTCTTAAGGGGATCAGTTGGTCCTTTGCTGTCAAGCCATCTTAGGTCACAGGAATCATCAGTCTCGGACGACTCACCGTTGTAATAGTTCACCAGCATGTCTGATTCAGAGCCAGAGCCCTTCTTCGGAGCTTTGACAGTCCGCCTTAGCAAAAAGGTATCTTTGCCCGGTAGCCTTCGCTTCTTGACTATTGGTTTCTCCTTAACGTAAGAGGACTGGTAGATCTCGGCCCATTTTGCTTTTAGTTCAGATGATCCCTTGGTGGCCAGGTTGAACCTATTTATGGTGGGGAATATTCTCACTGGGTCGATGACTTCATCCACCCTTATCCCATCTCGTAGTTCAATCTGCCACGGGGTGAGGTCATCCGCCATCACTTTCCGGAACACCAGCTTAAATGAACTCCACCAGCTTTCTTTGCAATCTTCGCCTATTACGAACTTAGTGTCAAACGCGTACGCGTTACTAGGTTTGGCAGAGACTCTGAGATCTGACAAGCAAATGGTTTGCAAGGGGTGCGGTTCTTGACAGATCTTAAGCCACCTTCTGACATACTTCCTTGAGAACTTTGATGCTGCCCACTTTTCCAGGCGTCCGATAGTGTTGTACTTAATCATGCCCATAAAGTCTGTATAGTATTTATCCACATTGTCTTCAACTATGGAGCCATACTTTACTATCACGAGCACGCATACAACTAACATCTTTTTGGTGTTCTCGTCCATCCAGTACTTCTCAGGGTTCAGGCTCATCCGTAGCTTGGCCCTAAGCTCTCTCGGCTTCAAGTTTGGCATGGATTGTGCGTAATCTATCAGACTGGTAAACACTTCACGAGGTACGGGATCACTTTCGTACTGATTTCTGGTCACTTTCATCAGCTCCATGTAACCATAGTCTGGTATCACTAGGTTCCTAGGGACATCCACTGGGAACCTTGTGACGATTTGTACATGGGTATTGAGCTTACTGGCAACCACTTGACAATATAGGAGTTGCATCCCGTTATCAGATGAAATCGTCCGAGCCAGTAGTAAACTAGCATCGAACGGTTGGGAATACGCTCCTCCACTATCACCCTCTGGTTTGTAGATCAACGTGTTGCCTTCGATTTTGTGTTGCCACAATGATGGCTTAGGACTCACGGAACTAAAAAGAGCTGGTAGAGGGAATTCATGCACGAAGATCCCGGTCATCATCTTTACATTCTTCTTGAACATGTAAGCCACTTCGGCAGGGCTGAAGAAATGCCCGCTCTCATGGAACACTGCTATGGGCGTCTCGATCGGGGCCAGATCAAACACCTTATCGCATACACTGTCGTAGCGGCCTAAATCCTTAGCGTCCCTAATGAAGTTGTTTGACACGACATTAATGGCAGGACAAGCGTTGCTCAGAATTTGCCTATACTCCTCCTTAGCAGAACATAAGGTTGTATCTGACTTCAGATACTTAGGAAGCTCGACTATAAGTGTGTAGCGTCTGACAGCTGCGTGAACAGGGTGACTGTGCGTCTCCGGATGATCCTTCAGGAAAGGGATGCCGTTCGCTGTAGCCCATTCCTGGTTCTCCTTCTTTATGTACCACGGACAGATTTCCAAAGCTTTGTTCATGGCAGTGGACACTTCACCCCCAATCATGGCGTCAACAGCCTCCTGTTGAGTAAATGTTCTGAGAGATGCTATGGCATTGCTTAACGGATTGGTGTCATCGGACACTAATTTTGTCAAGTTTTCTTCCAGCACTCCGATGAACTGATCCATCTTCGCCCACTCTGAACCCGGGTTTTGCGCCATTGTTGTGTCAAAAGATGCCATCATCTTGTCACGAATGGGGCCGCAGACTGGGTCGGTGAAGAATCGATTCGGAAAGCGGCCAGCCCTCACGATATGTAAATCTCCGTCTGGCATGATCTGGTAGCAAACCAAATAGTCAAAATCTAGTTCCTTCCCTTGCCTAGACTGGTATTCTTTCAAAACGCAGGCACTGGTGATTTCGTTGCCGGAATGTTTTCCTATCATGAACAGGAAGTGCTTCCAACAATCGCCAGGTCCCCGCACATAGACAGGCTGTTCACGCTTCCTTGTGCCTGGAAGCGCAGCCTCGGGAAAATCCTCCATGCTATCGTAGACGGCCTCTACATTCTCATCAAAAGCCCCTGTGAGTTCGTCAAACTCATTGATCTCGGGAAAAACCCTGCCATCCGCGCTAGTCTCCTTTACTTCGTCTTGGGGCACCAAATAATCTTCGAGAGGGGTGATGTCATCATCGATCTCCCCTTCAATCATAGCAATGAATGGTGCACATGGTGTATCCAAAGCCGCGACTAAGTCCAGCTTCCTTCGGTTGTAATCGAACCGTGCCCATAAGCGCATCTCGTTTCTGGCCCTCTTCGACGTGTATTCGGACTTTTCGAGGATTACCCATGTGTCGGTCTCTACCTGAGTATCTTCCACGGGCGCATCCGCGGGATTTTCATCATCCTCCTGTACCTCCTCTACAGACGCATGCAACTCCTCCTCGGGTTTTTGCAGAGCTTCAAAGATCTCCAGCTCTTTGTCATAGTCGTCCGAATCAATAGTCGCCATGTCTTGACATTGGAGCACCATGATTGGCTGCGACACACCTGTTATCGGAGCTTGAGCAGGCTTCTCACCCTCGAAGACAAAATTGCACAGCTGCCTGATCCTATCTTTGTCATCATAGATAGTCTTGGGCAACTCGGTCTTGAAATGTTTCATCGAGGAGATGGTTCTCTGCGTTTCCCTGTCCCCTGAATCCCCAAAGCTTTGGATGTACTCCTCAATAAAGGCCAAGTGTTCAGATCTCTTAGAACTCGATATCACCGGTAATCTGGAGCGATCCATTTGGTCCCTGGGATCTGAGCTGTAAGGCGAGTAGCGCAACGGAGGCTTCTTCATTGCGACAAACGCCTTACTGCCCTTTATGGACTTCAAGCGCCCTACCCGCCCAAACACCTGGAGCATTTCCGGAGCCGTCATCGGCACCAGAAGGCTTTCAGGTTCGTAAAGGTCGGGGGAAGGCTCCTGTATTAGCGCTGAGAAGAAATCGTACTGCGGTCTGACTCTCATGCCCTCATCCATGACAACACGGATGGGCAACGTTATTGACTCTTGCAGCACCTCAGTGGCAGCTATAATGGTTTTCCCAACCTTACACGAGCGCTCTATATCAGACATTGTAGCTGGTTTGGCTTTCGACAGGTCGGAACCGAAAAGCTTCTTAATGCTACCGCCTGAAACGCGGTAGACCACAGCTTTATGATGAGGACCAGCGAATATTTTTGCAGCTTTATCAACGGCTCCATTAGTGGGACAAATGTACAGCCCACTGTCTTTCGAGTCTTTCAATTCGTCTAACATCATGTCGGGATAGACAGAATACACGAATTTCAACACCGAGGGATATGGCGTCGAAGCGTCCGCCTGGCGCTTAGAAAAAGGTGGTGACGCCGTCACAAGTAGGAGTTGCCGTGAAGGAATCACTGAAATGCAACCCAGCAATCCAGCCGTAACATTATGGGCTTCGTCAATCATCATTAGCTCGTCCGCTTTTACTATCTTGGGACCATCTATCCACGCATTTACGGTCTTGAGCGTCATCTGGCGCCCTTTGGTGACATCACCAAAGGATTTAGACACACCTCCAGCGCGGAACGTTACGCCCGATACGCCCTCAAGATTGTGGGCTTTGTACCAGTCAAACGCTTGTTCGACGGATTTGATCTTCTCGGTGATTAAGGTTATCGACTTGAAACCTAATTCAGCGCAGATCAAACCTGGAGCAAACTTGGTCTTGCCTAGGCCACAGGGGGCAGTGAACAACCTCCCTTTGGCCAAAGGGGAAATGCCACTCTTCACGTAATCAGCTATCTTTAGAGGGTTGCCGACATTATTGATAACAAAGTCACTAGAATTGGGCACAGCTTCAACATTCAAGAAGAGAGACTTCATCTCTTCCAGAGTGTTGTCAGTAGCACCGTACGAATCCAACCAACTCGCGCTGACTTCCACAGGCGCATTCTTCGCGTAACTCGCAGAGAGGGGGGAGCGTTCTCTCATCTCGAGTGCAGACAACGGTAGGTGTTCTACAATACAAGGACGACAAGTGCAGCAATGAGCAGCACCATCTTCGTCACGGGAAACGACATGGGATTCCAGGCCACATGGGCCTTCTGAAAACCAAGACATTCCAG